TGCTGATCGACCAGTTCATTGCAGGCAGTTACTCGCTGAAGCTCAAGAGTCCCAACGGCAAGGATATCAACTACACCAAAAAACTGTTGTCAGGCGATTACACGATTTCATTCAGATTCTCAGCGGTAGCGCCGGCCGAGAACCTTGCAAACCTCAGCGCAGCACGGACGGCCAAGGCTGTGGGCTTATCTCAGCAGTCGATATTCCAGGACATCATGCACTTACAGAACCCCACGGAAGAGATGCGCAGGGTAGAGGAAGAGCAGACAGAGTACCTGGTGCCATCACTGAAGCTCTACAGGACGGCAAAGCACATGTTGCAGGACGCCGAGAAGTTGGGTGGAGACGACGCAGAGTCGAAGATCGCCGAGGCCACACTAATCATGAAAGCCATCGGCCTTGATATCAAGGGCAATCCGCTACCGCAAACACCAACAGCAACCCCTCTGCCAGCAGACCAAACCGCAACCCAAACCGGCGCTGATACCGGCGCAAGCGGACTGCCGCTCGGCGCCGAGATGCCGCCCACGGACAACGAAGCCTTCACCACTCAGTTAGAGCAATCGCAGGGTAGGAAGAAACCGGCAAGAGGTCAGAAGAAGTGAAGATAGTTACCGTCAAGGATTTAAACGCTCAGATCATGAAGATGGCCAACCCCGATAAGTCAGCCACTGCGCCTACGATGCTGAGCATGTTGAAGCAGGCTCGCACCATGGGTACCCAGCAGATTGCCAGCCCCGTGCCTGACTTCTTTGGTCGTTTCATGGAGCTGAAGGCTGGCGGAGAACTAGACAATATACCCGGCATTAAACTGCCTATTCTTCAAACAAGGTGGGATATCAAGAGATGACAGCCTTTGAATATTTAAAGTATCTCAAAGCCAACGGAATTATGCCGGGTTCCAAAGAGGGCAGCATGCTCGGTCTACCCTCGAATAGCGAAATGAGGCGGTGGTTGGCAAAGGGTTCTGTATTGATAAACAGTATGAAGCCTCAGCCAAACGATGAAGTTGAATTTCCAATAGCGCAGTTAATATTTTTCAATGGTAGTAAGAGCCAGACAACAATAGTGAGGGTTGAATGACGACTACTTCGCCCGATATACGACTGTCTGACGACGTACTGAGGCAACTGCATGAGAACATTGCTAATATGTTTCAAACGACCGATATGCAGGATATGTCTACCATACTCGATACTATCAAGCAGACGATAGAGTACACGCAGAACCCGGCCAAGTATTATGAGCCTATCACCATGACCGCGGAGCAGGCGGCGGCATACGGGCTGGAAGTACCGGAAGGCTGGTCTGTATGGACACAAATAGGTGAGGATGGAAATATCAGCTTCAGCATGGTTGACCCGGACGGCTGGCAGATCGACGACAGCGGCAATTACACGGCACCGGACGGCACGACGTTCACGCAGGACGAGCTTGAAGAGAGCATGGACGTGCAGGACGTCATCGATCGCAATATAGAACCGATTCTGAGCGGAATTAGCGAAGTTATAGGCGCTGTCGATTGGCCTGACGAGATGCGGGCTGCCGATGTGACAGGCGAGACGATACTCAGTTGGGCGCTTCAGTCACCTGAGAACAGCCAGGCATTCATACAGGGGCTCTGGAATGTGGGTATGGAAGGCTTTAAGACTAAGACAACTACTGAGCAGGGTCCACTAATGATCGATGACGCTTTTGTTGCCCTGAAATATCTCGGTTATAAGGATGAGGACTTGCAGCAGATGTTCCCCGACTATGCCACTCAACAGGCTAAGGAAAGGGCGTCAACACTAGGTGTCGGCGGGGCGATTCAAAATTGGCTATATCAAAACCTACTTTGCCCGATAGGTCGAGGCGTAGAGGGCGTCATTAACTTTGTAAGTGCATCGACTGAGCAGCGAGTAGCTGAGATTGTAGCTAGAATCGGCGGCAGCGAGCAGGACAAGGTATATGTCGATAATCTCAATAGGCTCTATGACATGTACGGCTGGACGTCATGCTTTACCGACGAAGCTCAGCAAGTCTATGCAAATTGGCACGCGCCGGGTGGCGGCTGGGGAAAGTTTGCTATATCTCTTGTAAACCCTATCTGGCTTATCTCTGGCACTGCTGTATTCAAGGGCGCTGAACGCGCCGTTCAGTTAAGCGAGGTATTCTCCAAAGTGCCAGCATTGACCGAGATCACGCAGACGACGGCCAGGCTTGTGCAGTTTGTCGAAGCGGCTCCGGGTAGAGTTATAGGCTTACCATTCAAAGGAGCTGGCGCCGCTTCCCGCTGGTTTACTGGTGTTAGTATCAAGAGCGACTTAGCAATAGCAGCATCCGAGCGCGCAGCAGGCGAGGCATTTGCCAGGGATATCTCAGATTTGGCCATTCGTCCCGCTGTGCAGGATTGGGCAAGGACGGTTATTCCAGAGCCGAAGAATGTATTTGTGAGATTGCCAACCTATGACGAGCTGGCTCCGCAAATGTTTGCCGAGTCACCAGCTCGAAAGTTTGCCCTGACAGCCATAAAGATTCCGGGCGTAGGGCGATTGATCGAGAAGGCTTACAGGTTCACCCCGAACGTCAAACTGATCGCTGGCACTACTGCGGCCTGGTCGAAAGTATCGGGCGAGATAGGAAAGATTTCTCTATATACTCAGACGCTCTACGGCATGGGAACGAGCACGGCCAATCAGATAAAACAGGTACTAAGAGCTGTCGAAGGCGGTTATAATCCGATAAAGCTCTTTGGCCTAGATAAAGACGGAATCAGCAGGACGATCCGGACGGAAGCAGGACACGCAGGCGAGAGCCGGGCGATCCTGAGAATACTTGAGAATCCAACCGCATATAAACTCAACCCCGATCAACTTCAATACATCGCCATTGTGCATTCGACCCTCGACGACATCTACAGGATGATGTCCAGAGAAGGCATAGTAATCAAAAAGACAGCAGTTGCCGACCTTGAACACTATATCCACCGCGTTGTTGAGGACGTGAACAGGAACGCCGGTCTTGGTATGAAAGGCAGGATCGGGCGGATCCCGAGCTTCGCCAAGACTCGTACTATCGGCGAAGTGACCGAGGACGTAGCCAAGGCCATCGCATACGCACGGAACCCCGAAGTCCTTGTAGAGAGCTACGTCAAGCAGGGCATCAAAAAGATAGCCGATAAGCGCATGGCGGAGCTGGTGCAGAATCTCTCCGGCGTCAGGGTATCACTCGAAAACCCCGTCTATAAAGACTTCAAGTCAGTACTCGGCTCGGCGTCACGCGGCGCCACAATCAAGCCAGAGATCATTAACAGGATCGAGCGGGAGTTCCCCGACCTGGGCAGGCGCTTCCGTGCCGCTACGAGGATGGCCACTATTGAGGACGAGGCGGTTAGGGGCTATCTGCAAAAGAGTTGGGACCAGATAAAGGAACTACAGCAAAGGCTTGCGGCGAAGGAAGCCGCACCCACTACGGAAGCCAAGGCCGCAGGCGAAGTTGCGGTGCCATCGATAGAGACCTTCACCAAGACCATGGAGGCGATGGCCTACGATGACCGCCTGTTGTTCCTCGATACCTTCGAGGGTAAGATGGCCGAGCTTGACCGCATGGCGGGCGAGATGAGCCAAGAGATTCAGGGCATGAAGGAATTCTTGGAGCAGGACTTAGTTGCCTCTTACCGCACCCTAACCGGCACAAAGAGAGTTATAGACAAAGTAGCAACCAAAGAGGCCGGGAAGACCGTTTACAAACAGGTAGAAGTTCACTCCGGGTTGATTAACCTGCTATCAAAAACGGGCGAGTGGCCGGAAACCATCACGACCAAACAAGCAAAGCTCCTGCTCATGGGCAGAGAGTTGAAACCGAGTAGTATAATCACTGCCGGGCTAGAGGGCGAAGGCCGTGTCAGGTGGGAGTATGTTCTGGACGAGTTGGCTGAGCACTTCCACATGACCGAGCAGGAATTCATCAATTATATCGAAAACATCGCAGCCACCCGTGCCCGGATAACTGACTTGAAAGGGCTTATAGACGATGCTGTAGTCCGCAAGACAGAGCTTCAGGGCATGAGGGATGCGGTGAACGCGGTCAACCGCAAGAGTGTGAACCTGCCGACATCGGAAGAAGGCAGACCGATATGGGCAACAGAGAAGCCGCTGCCGACTGAGGAAGAGTTGCTGAGGCCGCCAGTGGGATCAGTAGAATACAAACCCGTGTCTTCCATCCTCGACGAGATACCGCCAGTCGTGCGGACATCCGCCGAGCGCAAGGCAGAACTTGAAGCTATCCGGGCAAACCTCGAAAAGATGACTCATCCCACGGCGAAGCTCGGCGAGCAGCAGTTATTCCATCCCGCATTCCGAGGCTGGGCGTTACCGCCGGAGATTGCACGGACAGTCAACTACTTCTGGGACACCAGGAGCAATTCATTCTTGAAGTTTACAGCAGAAGTAGCAGGAGTGCTGAGAACTAAAGCCGCTATGGACTTCTCGGCAATGATGATACAAGCCTTGCCTGCAATGGGCGCTACAATGGCAACGCTCAATCCCAAGTACATGACTACTTGGCTTAAAGGCTTGGGCGAAGGGTTGGAAGTATGGTTGAAGCCTGAAGTGTATGCCAAGTGGGCAGCAGAGCATAACGTAGCTATTCAACAGCGCATATCCTTCGGCGGCACGCAGATGGCCGCTGATTGGTTTGAGGCCACGCCGAGACTTTTAAGCTGGGCGAAGTATGTACCGGGTGGTGGTTTTGCCCTCAGACAGACTTATGGACGCTTTGAGGCGCAGTTCAGCTTCAGCCTTGATTACATGAGACAAACGACATGGGAAGCGCTATCGCCTGCCGCAATAAAGAGCGGCAACGCTTTCAAGCTGGCCGAGATGTGCGACCACATGGTAGGCGTAACATCGCGCGAGATCGCCGGTGTTCCCGCATGGTTCAGAGATATCGAGTCATCCTTTGGATGGTTTGCTCCTAACTACACCCATGGTTGCCTGCAGTTGATTGGGGATATCTTCAGGGGCAAATATATGGCTGGTCAGGCAGTGAAGGCTCTAGCCGGCATGATGGGGGCCTGCACTTTAGTTTATTATACGTATTGCAAGGCGACCGGACAGGAACCTCAGCTTAATCCATTCGCAAGAGGGTTCATGACGTCTACCGTTGATGGTTTCGATGTAAGACTAGGCGGGTTCTGGAACGGACAGGCCAGGCTCCTAATTGACATCTGGAATTCAGCTCACGATAACTGGGATACGCCCATAGATTTCTTCTGGATCACGAAGGAGGGAGCGTTAAACAGGGAGAATCCTTTCCTTATGTGGTGGTACAAGCGCAGCTCGGCCTTAACGCATTTCGGCATCGATACGATATGGCAGCACCGGGACTACAACGGGCACGAGTTAGACGATCCACTCAGTTATGCCAAGTACATGCTTGAATGTATAACCCCGATAGCGACGGATGCGATGTTGCAAAATGTTCTGTGGGGAGACAAGCAGGCAGGCTGGAAAATCTTCCTTGCCGAGCTTTTTGGTCTAAATACATATCCCTCATCTCTGTATAAAGCACTTGCCGATCAGGCGGCTATTTATATCAATCAGATGCAACCGAGTGAGATCGAGCCTGACCAGATGCAGAAGTGGCAGAAGGGCGAGCTCACATGGGACGATTTAAACAAGGCGCAACAAGCGACGCTCAAACTGCGCTACCCCGAGCTAAACGACTTGGAGAACGCGGCGGATGAGGCTCAAGACCAATGGGCTACTCCATTAAGGCGGGACTATTGGAACGCAATCGACAACATTCGTACGTACAAGATAGATACAGGTAATGCCCTTGTCGATGATCTGATGTCTGGTGTGGACTCCACCGGGGCAGTCTTTAATACCAAGAGTTTCCGCAATGCAGTCTCCAATATGAACATAGCCTATGGCATCATGTACGACATGGTAAATAGTGACGAGCGGTTCGCTGAAATCATTGCGGGTTGGGACAAGGTAAAAGACCCGAAGGACGCCGAGACAGTCGACGCGGCTTACGACGAATACTTTGATACTGTGGTCGGTGGGGACTATGACGGCCCCGACGATATATTCAACTTCAATGCCTACGACAAGGCCATAGTAGACTTCAAGACCAAGTGGGGAATCGATATCTACAATCAGATATTGACCATTCTCGAATCAAACAAAATGGGCGAGAACCCGGTTGTTGTGCGGCTATGGAAGGATAGGCAGACTCTGGCGGCTTCGGGCTATTGGGATATGCCAGTAGACACGACCGAACAAAGGGCGGCACGGAACGACTTCTTGAAAGCTAATCCTACTATAGATGCTACCCTGTTCTTTTGGGGATACCGCAGCGACCTTGAGACGGTTGCTGCCTATAACAACGTAGTGCAGATGTGTCAGGATACGGGTGTTCCTTATACGGCAGTAGGCGGGACCGGCAAGTTGCCGCCGACCAGCGTTGCCCCAGATTGGCTGTCCTACAAGGAGCAGGAGCTCACCGGCTGGGATCGCCAGAACTATTTGAGAGATCACCAGACGCTGTACGAGTGGGGCATGGCTAACCTCGGCTGGGACGAAATAGACTTCTCCACAGTGCCGAGTCCTGAGATGAAGAAACTGCTGGGTCAGTACGACGCGGCTCCGGTTGGCGATTCAAGATTAAGGTTGCGTTGCCAGAATCAAGAACTCGATAACTGGATGGTAAATATCGAGGGTTATTCGGCAGCTTACGGAACCGATAGATGCACCAAGCTGGGGTACTAAACTATCTTTCAAACCCTTCGCAGTTAAGACATTCGCAATAATCTATTCCATCGACAGTATGTATTTCCGTTTCACAGGTAAAAGGGCAGTTACAGTCAGATTCCTGTGCTTTTGCCCCGTCGAATAAATCAGTCACATTAGCAACTACAACGGCAGCAATTAACCCAATGACAGCAATGCCTACCACAAAGGCAGCGACTGTTGCCACAGGGTTATATATCTTTCCTAATATCTTCACGTAATTATTCTACCACAGCAGTCAAACTGAATAGCTCAAACAGATAACAGGGGTCGCATGAAGCGGCCTTTTTGTTTAGGAGGAATACGGTGAACAAGGTAGACCAGCAAGCGAAAGGTAATCAGGCGCAAGCTCTCCCTGGTGACAACCAGGCACAGCCTCCGGCTGACCAACAGACGCCTCCTGGGAGCAAAGGCGAGGAACAGGCAGGGGGAAAGAAAGAAGGGGAGAAGGGGGTCAAGCTCTTTACGCAAGAGGAAGCGGACAAGTACGCCGAGGATCATGCGAACAAGAAGCACGGCAAACTCCGCAGCCAAAACGCAGGCATGGAGAAATGGTTGAACCTATTCGCCATTGAACACCCGAAGGCGCAGGCACGGGTTCAAGAGCTTGAAGACCTCATGAACAAGTACGAGGCGGAAGGGGAGAAGAAAAACCCCGACCTCGCAGAACTTAACCGTATGAAGCGCGAAATTAAGGCCAAGGAGAAAGAGCTTGTTAAACGTGAGGAAGCTCTGCGATTCTCTATGGCCGAACACGGCGAGGGCTTAAAAAAGATGAAAGCCCAGGAGACCAAGGACAAAGCCGCTGTGATAGCGGATGAGTTCGGCATTCCCATAGATGATCTGATGGATTTGGAGCCTACATCTGAGGAACAGATGCGGGCGTTCGCTGAGAAGCTGGGCAAGGTCAAGAAAGCCAGCGGAAGCAAGCCCGGCGACTCCGGTTCAAAGGCTGGAGAGAGCAGCGAGAAGAATCCTGAGGACATGACTATAGAGGAATACGCCGCATGGTGGAATAAAAAACACCCAGTCAAATAACGAAAGAGAGGTAACACTTAAATGACACAGACATTAGTAACCCCCCAGGGGGTAGCAAGAGAGGCGCTGATGCGCCTTTCACAAAAGCTGGTTCTGGCCAACCTTGTCTACAAGAACTACGATCCCGAGTTCGTCGGCAAGGTAGGCGACACGGCCAGGATCAAGAAACCCATCACCTTCACGGCTGCGGACTTCACGTCTACAGTCAGTGTGCAGGACATCGTCCAGGGATATATAGACGTAACGCTGAATAAGCATAAGGACGTCACATTCGCACTCTCGGCGAAAGAACTGTCCCTGAGCATCGATGAGTTCGCCAAGGAGCTGATCGACCCGGCGGTAGATGCCATCGCACAATCCGTCGAGGAAGCACTGGCCGGACTCTACGTCGATATCCCGTACTTCGGCACCTATGATGGGACAACGGAGACGACCAAGCTCGCGGGACTCGCCGCCGCTCGCCAGCAGATGAATACACTCGGAGTGCCACAAGACAATCTGCGCAGGTTCGTGCTGGGCCCGAAAGCTGACGCAGGGATGATCGTCGTGCCGTCATTCATCAACGCCGAGAAGAAAGGCGATACGCAGGCCTTGAAAGATGCCGCCCTAGGTCGCATCTTCGGATTCAACTTCTACAACAGCACCAAGATCAAGACCCATGCGTATGGCAGCGACGATCTCGCAGGCGACGTCGCGACAGAAGGCGCAGCCGGAGCGACCTCGCTAGCCGTGCACGCACTCGGCAGCAACGGCACTATCGCCAAAGGCACACTGTTCACCATCGAGAGTGACACCACGCAGTACGTGCTTACAGCGGCCGCCACCATCTCCACGAACGCGGCAACGTTAGTCTTCTACCCGGCACTGGCAAAGATCGCAGCCGCGGCTAAGATAGTCACGCTGTACGGGGACTTGGAAGAGAGCCTGGCATTCCACCAGAACGCATTCTGTCTGGCCTCAGCCGCTCTGGCCAAGCCCGCAGGCGCCGCATACTGCGAGTCGGTCAACTATCAGGGACTCTCCTGCAGGGTGATCGCCGCGTACAATGCCAGCACCAAGGTAGACCAGGTGTCTGTGGACTTCCTGTTCGGCGTCAAGACACTGTGTCCTGAGATGGCCTACCGCTTCCGCATGGCGTAGGAGTAACCGAGACGTAACACAAGGGGGAGCTTCAAAACTCCCCCTTTTTCAAAGGAGGGACTATGCCGACGCCAATCGATTCGCTTTCACCTAAAAGCAGTGATGCGCAGATTCGAGATGCAATCTCGGCATGTATTGCTATTGAAACAGATAAGGGGCACCCGCAAGACCAGGCGATAGATATGTGCTTTGACATGGCCAGGAGAAAGACGGGCAAGAAAATCAGCCGCGGCGGAGAGTAACGATGAGCGATAAATTAACAGAATTCAGAGACGCTTTACGGGCAGCCTTGCAGGACACCGACCCCGAGAATCAGATATGGGCTGACACCGAGTTAGACCAGCATCTGATAAGGGCGCTCTTTGACATCAATTCTGTGCGACCGCGTGAGCAGAAAACCACACTTACGACCACAGTGGCCTCGAAAGACCTCGACATATCCAGCCTCGCGGACAGGCTCGACGTTGTGAAGGTAGAGTACCGCGTAGGGCAGGACCCGCAGGAGTTCCGCAACTTCACCACATGGGCTGACGTGCTGACGATGGACATTGACTCCCTGCCGTCTGCCGCTGAATCGGTCTACATCTACTGGACGTCTCCGCATACCCTGACCACAGCAACAAGCACGCTGCCCGCGGCACTGGTCAACCTGCTGCTCATGGGCGGGGAAGCCTTCGCAGCGCTGGCATGGATCAACAAGGGCAGGTCTCAGATCGTGGAATCGATCACCAAGCTGACCAGCGTTGATACCGCTCTTGGCCTGATCGCCGCCAGGGTAGCGCAGGCCGTCACTGATCTGGCCGCCGCTCGCCTGGGTATCGGGTTGAAGGCAACGGAAGCCAATACCGCAATCGAGGCTATGCAGGCACGGATCACGCAGGCAGTGGCAGATATAGCCAGCGGCCGCGCTCTCGTAAACAGCCTCACACGAGGAAGCAATGCCGAAACCGATTACCTGCGGGTTGCTGCTACTGAGTTGAACACTGCAACCGAGTATCTCAGCAAGGCGAGGGGGTATCTGGCCGAAGACCAGCCGGCACAGGAGAAAGCGAACCTTGCCTCGCACGAGCTGAATGCTGCAGGCGGGTACATCAACGAAGCACGGTCACGCTTAACGGGCATATCGAGCAAGCTCAATATAGCTGCAATGGTCAGGCAGTATCAGGCCGACGCCATGCAGAAGCTGGCACTGTTCAAAACCGAACTGAAACAGCATGAGCCCATCTTGATAGTGCCGAATTATTCAAAAGATTAACAGGAGGTACACATGCAAGAAGTAAAAGAACGCGCAACCTGGAATTGCAAAGCCAGATTGCTTAAATACAAAGAGGACATCACGCCGTTTGCAAAGGACGGCAAAGAGGCGGACTTTCATAAGTTGTTCAAGCCCTATGAGGTCATCGACATGCAGGACAACTGCCTGTTGAACGCTGGCATCGACGAGATGTGGGACTTGATAACGGGCGTTGTCTCAGGAGCCACCCATATATTCGACAACGCAGCGGCTACCATCGGCGTAGGGGACAGCGCAACAGCCGCCGCCGCCACACAGACCGACCTTCAGGCGGCCACGAACAAGACCTATAAGGCGATGGAAGCTGGCTACCCGACGTCTACCACGCAGAAGATCACGCTGAAGTCGAGCTTTGGCAGCTCCGACGCCAACTACGCATGGGCGGAGTGGGTCGTCAAGCAAGCCACGAGCGCCATCTGCTTGAACAGGAAGGTTGAGGCATTAGGTACCAAATCCAGCGGTACATGGACTCTGGAGGTAACGATTACTTTGAGCTGAACATATCGACTTTTACTTCCCACGTTCTTATAATTAAGGTGGGAGGTAGAAGCCATGACAAAGAAACTGTTACTAGGTAACGAGGGTGAGATAATCAGGCTTTATGAGAAAGGCGAGTCCATCATAACGCTGGGG